AGCGCTGTTAATAAACTTCGGCAAGTAAATACAGTTTCAAAAAGATTAAGTTCAACAACCGATAGACTTGAACAAAGTGTAAGAAGAAATAATAAAAGATTCAGAGAAACAGGAGCGGCGGCAAGAACAGCAAGCGCGGGTGTTAATAGATTAGGGGCGGCAGTAAGAAAACTATTGATTGGTTTTTCTTTATTCAAAACAGCTTCTTTTGTAATTTTCAATACGCAACAAATAGAAAGTCAAAGAAAAAGCCTTGAAGTTCTTACAGGTTCGCTTGAAGATACAAATGAAATTATTGCAGAAATTCAGGCTTTTGGTGCTGTAACTCCCTTTAAAAGTTCTGATCTTATAGAAACAACAAAACGATTAAAAGCGTTTGGATTTGAAACAGAAGAACTTGTAGACGTTACAAAAAGATTAGCTGATGTTGCGGGTGCGACAGGAGCCGATCTTGGCGGTATAGCAACAGCATTCGGACAAATACAGGCCAAGGGTAGATTGCAAGGTGAAGAATTATTGCAGCTACAGGAAAGGGGTGTAAGCCTACAAGACGAATTGCAAAAAATGTATGGCTTTACAGCGGATCAATTTAGAAAGGCGTTAGAAGGCGGCAGAATAAGCGCTGATGCTGTTAATTTAGCTTTACAACGAATAACAGATGCGGGTGGTAAATATGCAAACGGCGCTATTGCTCAAAGTACTACTTTAGCGGGTAAATTTAGCACCCTTGTTGATGGTGTTGAAACTTTGGCGCGAACTTTTGGAGAGGTTCTCGACCCTGTTTTAAAAGGTGTTTTAAATAATGCAATTACAGTTATTAATACAATAAATAAAGCAATAAATCTTGGAAAAATTCAAACTGGTTTGGGTCTTGATAAGGCTGCAAGAAAAAGAATTTTAGATCAGGCAAAAATTGAAGCCGCTGAAATAGTAAACCTTAGAAATATAAAAGACCCATTTGAAAGAAATGCTGTTTTTCAACAATTAGTTGCAGAAAGAGAACTTGATTTGACAAAGAAATTTGGTTTTCAAACTGGACAATTACAAGTTGAAATTGATGCGCCCCAGACTCAAGATGTAACAGTTCCAAAACTACTTAAACAGACAAAAACAGAAACAAGTGAATTTGATAAACAAGTAAAATTAATTGAGAGAAAAAATGAATTATTGACAGCAAGGCTTGAAGGAAACGAAAAGGAAATAGAACAAAAACATAGGGAAATGGATTTAGTTGCAGAAATCGGAATTTTTGACGCGGCAAAGATTTTTAAATTAGAGGAAGGAACAAAAAAACTAAAAGAGCAAAATGAAGTCCTTGACCGACAAAAAGAATTATTTACACAAATTGGAGATAATATTGCGACAGGTATTACTGATGCTTTAGTTGGTGCTATTGAAGGAACAAGAAGTCTTGGAGAAGCCGCGAAAGCGATTGTAAACGATCTTGCATCGTCTTTGTTAAGACTTGGAATAAATACTTTATTAAAAAGATCAGGTATCGGATTGTTTGCAAACTTGCCGGGGCTTGCAAATGGTGGTCGCGCATCCGCAGGGCGCAGTTATTTAGTCGGGGAGCGAGGGCCGGAGATATTTACACCAAAATCAAGCGGCACAGTAATCCCAAATAATCAGATCGGCGGCGCAGGCGGTGGAATCGTCAATAATATAAATGTAAATGTTTCGGCTGAAGGTATGCAATCAAATGCAAATGAAAATCGCGGAAAAGAACTTGGCGTTGCTCTTGCTTCAGCGATACAATCAGAGTTAATAAAACAAAAAAGGCCGGGAGGTTTATTAGCAACTTAAAATGGCAACCTTTCCTTCTATTAGCACAACTTATCAAGGTTTTTCAAAAAAATCTGCGCCCGCTGTTCGCACAGTAAGGTTTGCAGATGGATTTGAACAAAGAATATTTTTTGGATTAGCAAGCAATCAAAACCCAAAAGTTTATAATCTTAATTTTGAATTAAGCGAAACAGAATCAGATGTTGTTGAAGCATTTCTTGATAGTCGCGCAAGAGATCAAGAAAGTTTTACATTTACACCGCCCGGCGAAGGATTTACAAAAACAGGAACATATTCACAATCAGGAACTACAGTAACAATTACAATTTCAAATCACGGTGTTGCAATAGGCGATGTTTTGACAATTGATTATACATCGGGTTCCGCAGTTGATGGAACTTTTGTCGTAGTTACTGCCACTGATAGCAATACTTTTACAGTTACAGCCGCCGCAAGTGCGACAAATTCTGGTAATGTTTCAATCACTCTTTCAGGTGCAAAATTATTTGTTTGTGAAACTTGGTCGAAATCTATACCTTATAACAACAGGGCATCAATTAGCGCCACATTTAGACAGGTATTTGAACCGTGAGTACAGATAAAATTGTAAGTGATTTACAAAAAATCAATCCGTCAGCTGTTATTGAACTTTTCACTTTAACACTTGATAATTCTCTTCATGGCGCGACAACGACTTATCGTTTTCACGCGGGAACAAGTTTGAAAGATAATGGTGAAATTATTTGGAATGGTCAAGCATATACAAGATTTCCTGTTCAAGCTGAAGGCTTTCAATATGGTAAAGGACAACTTCCACGCCCAACCCTTACTTTTTCAAATGCTTTTGGAACACTTTCTGCAATATTACTTCAAGTAAATGAATTAACCACTGGTAATGATTTGACAGGGAGTACTGTAGAAAGAATAAGAACACAGGCAAGGTTTCTTGACGCTGCTAATTTTCCTCAACAAACAACTACAACTACAACACTTTCAGCAGATCCTTCGGATGCGGAAACTGTAAATTATAATGTAAGGGTTGTTAATGTTGGTGGTGTAAATATCTTTGAATTAAGTGGTGTAAATAATCCTGTAATTACCATGAAAAGAGGATCTACTTATATTTTTGATCAATCAGATTCTTCAAATAGTGGACATCCCTTTGCAATAAAATCTGATGCAGGGGGATCGCAAACAACAACTGTTTCTGGAACTGCGGGTAGTGCGGGAGCAACAGTTACATATCAACCAGCTTATCCCTCTGCTCCAAATGATTTGAGATATTATTGCACAGTTCATGGGAATGCTATGGGTAACACAATCACAATGAATGACCCAAATACTTTATCTTCAGTAAGCTCAACAAATACGCTACAGGTTAATCCGTTTGGAACACCTGACCCAACGGCAGAATTTAAACGTGAGATTTATATTATTGATAGAAAATCAGCGGAAAATCGAACAGTTGTATCTTTTGAACTTGCGGCTGTTTTTGATATGGCGGGAGTAAGAGCGCCTAAACGACAATGCACACGAAAAGAATTTCCAAGTATAGGTTTAATTGTTGGATGACTTGGAGGGCTGACGCTTTACTTCATGCAAAAGATCAAGACCCTAAAGAATCGTGCGGTCTTTTATTAAATATTCGCGGTAAACAAAAATATTTTCCTTGTCAAAATTTGGCAATAACTTCCCATCAATGTTTCATAATGAACCCAGAAGATTTTGTTGCGGGAGACTCTCTTGGAGAAATTATTGGAATAGTTCATTCGCACCCGACAACACCGCCTGTTGCTTCAGAAGCCGATAAAATAAGCTGTGAGCAATCGAATTTGCCTTGGTATATTGTCAACCCTAAAACGGAAACATGGGGCGAATATGCCCCGTCAGGGTACAAGCCAGATATGATCGGTTTGCCTTGGGTTTGGGGCGTTTCTGATTGTTGGTCACTTGTTCGCACATATTACAAAGAAAAATTAAATATAGAATTAAGAGATTGGGAAAGGCCAACGACCCCTGAAGAGTTTCAAGACGACCCAATGTTTGAAAGATGCGCAAAAGATACAGGATTTGTTGAATTAGAAAATGATGAAAAATTAAAAAATGGCGATTTATTATTCATGTCAATCGGGGCTGTCGGGTTGAATCATGTGGCGATTTTTGTAGATGGCGATGTAATACATCATTTAAGAGATAGACTATCTTGTAAAGAACCTTACAACCCTTGGTTGTTAAAATGCACAGGAATGAGGTTACGTTATGCTTCGCAAAATTAAGTTATATGGAGAACTGGCAAAACAAGTTGGCCATAAAGAATTTGAAAATATAAAAGTTGCAAATGTGGCGGAAGCTGTAAGTTTTTTAATAAATAACTTTCCACAATTGGAAAGTCACATGGCAAATAGATATTATAAAGTCATAACTAATGAGGAAGAGATTGGTGCGGACGAGCTTCACAATCCTATTGGTAAATCAGATATTTCTTTTATACCTGTTATTTCAGGTTCGGGAGGTAATTTCGGAAAAGTGCTTCTTGGAGTGGCCTTGATCGGCTTATCATTTACGCCGATGGGGGCGGGGCTTTTTGCAGGCGGTTCAGGTGCGGGATTAGCGGGTGGCGGCGGTTTAATGGGTGCAACAGGTCTTTATGCGGCAGGGGCTTATGGTTCTGCGGCTCTTGGCCTTATTGGTGCAAGTTTAGTTCTTAGCGGCGTAAGTGGGATGCTTTTTCCTACCCCAAAACAACCTGAATTTTCAAGTGAACAAGACCCGCGTTTGTCGTTTAGCTTTTCAGGAACGCAACAGACTAGCAGAGCCGGAACGCCCGTTCCGATTGTTTACGGCGAGATTTTTACAGGTTCAGTTGTTATTTCTGGCGGTATTGATACGGAGCAAGTTCAAGCATGACCGATAAAAGAAAAATTATTAGTGGTTCAGGTGGTGGAGGTTCACCGCCGCCCCCAAGACAACCGACAAGAACTCCTGACACGCTTCACAGTAAGCAATTTGCTACTTTTCTCGATCTTATATCGGAAGGAGAGATTGAAGGTTCTGCTTCTGCTTCTAAGGAAGGTATAACAGATCGCACTTCGGCGGCATATACAAACGCTTATCTTAAAGACGTCTTTTTAAACGATACCCCTGTTTTAAAAGCATCTGCAAATTCATCAAGTCCCGCTGATACAGATTTTAATTTTCAAAATGTTACTTTTACACCGCGTTTTGGAACTGCAAACCAGACGAAAGTTGATGGAATTGAAAGTTCTTCTTCAATAACACCTGTCGGCGTAACTGTAACAGCATCTTCGCCAGTTACGAGACAGATTACAAATACAAATGTTGATCGAATAAAAGTAACTGTAAGTTTTCCACAGATACAAAAAGCAACAACTGAAGGCGATCTTTTAGGTTCTACTGTTCAGTTAAAAGTTGCTGTTCAATATAATTCAGGAGGTTTTACAGATGTTATTACAGATACAATTACAGGTCGAACCGCTGACGCTTATCAAAAAGATTATTCAGTAAAAATCACAGGTTCTTTTCCTGTTGATATAAGAGTTATAAGAGTTACGGCAGATTCAACAGATTCTTCCTTAATAGATTCTTTTCAATTTGCTAGTTTTGCAGAAATAATTGACGATGCAAACACTTATGCAAACTCAGCATATAACGCAATCAGGCTTGACTCTCAACAGTTCAGTTCTATTCCGCGTAGAAAATTTCGCATCCGCGGAATAAAAGTAAGGATTCCCGGCGCTGGTGCTTCAGGTTCAGGAACACCAACTGTCGATTCTGCAACTGGTAGGATTGTTTATCCTGACGGATATATTTTTAACGGCGTTATGGGTGCGGCGGTTTGGACAAGTTGCCCTGCGATGATTTTGCTTGATCTTTTGACTACTGAAAGATACGGGTTTGGAACACATATTGCAGATTCAAACCTTGATTTATTTTCGTTTGTAACTGCATCAAAATTTGCAAATACACTTGTTGATGATGGCTTTGGCGGACAGGAGGCGCGTTTCTCATGTAACGTAAATATTCAATCTTCTAGTTCTGCATTTGATTTGATAAATGAACTTGCGGGTGTTATGCGTTGTATGCCGATTTGGTCAACCGGCAGTATTTTACTTGCTCAAGATTCCCCTAAGGATTCCTCATTTCTCTTTTCACTTGCCAATATTTCAAGTGATGGTTTTAATTATTCTGGTTCAAGTTTAAAGCAAAGACATTCTGTAATATCGGTCAGTTATTACAATATGGATTCGCAAGACATCGATTACGAAGTTTTTGAAAATACTACGCTATCAGCAAAAATTGGAACTGTTGTTAAACAAGTAAAAGGATTCGCGTGTACATCGCGGGGGCAGGCGCTTAGATTGGCAAAGGCAATCGCGTTCTCGGAAGCAAATGAATCTGAATTGGTGACATTTACGACATCAATGGAAGGCGGTTTGATGTGTAGGCCGGGCGCTGTTATTAGTATCAATGACCCTGTTCGCGCGGGTG